CATCCGTCAAGACGCTAGGCGCACGGACAAGCCGTATGTCTATTACAGACCCAGCTTTGCAGACACTCCCAAAGGGTGATGCAACCGTGCGCCGTGCGTTTATCCCTAAGGATGAGGACCATGTAATCATAACATCAGACCTTGACCAAGTTGAGTTCCGTATGTTTGCCTCCTTGTCTCAGGACCCAAACTTGATTACTCTGTTTCATCATGCGGATGAAACTGGTTCAGACCCGTTCACAGAAATTGGTCGTCAGGTTTATCAAGACCCAACAATGCAAAAGTCTGACAAGCGTCGTACTCTCATTAAGGGCGTTGTTTATGGTCGTTTGTATGGAGCTGGCGTGGCAAAGCAAGCGTTGACTGCTGGTGTTCCTGAGCATCAGATGAAAGCCGTATCAGACTCATTTGACCTCAACTATCCAGGAATGGCTAGTTTCCAGAAACAGATTGACAACATCGGACAACGTAGACTTCGTGAGGAAGGTCAAGGCTATGTCTACACATGGACTGGTCGCCGTATTCCTTGCGATGAAGAGCGCACTTACACTCTGGTCAACTATCTGATTCAGGGCGGTGCTGCAGAAGTTTTCAAAAGCAATCTCGTTAAGTTGGACCAAGCAGATTTGACTGACTATCTAATCGTCCCAGTGCACGATGAAATCGTTCTTCAAGCCCCAAGAAAAGATGCAGAGGAAATTAAACGACTCGTGCAGCAATGCATGACAACTAAGGAAGGTTGGGCAGTTCCACTAACTGCTGACGTAGACGGTCCACTGGAGAATTGGGGAGCCAAATACTAGACATGAATAAGTACCTTGGTAAGGCACTTGAAGTCGCAAAGACAAGCAAGTGCCGATACAAGCATGGCTGCATTGTTGTGTCTAAGAGAGGCAAAATTATTGCCGTTGCAACAAATAAAAAAGTTGCAGACCCAAGCACACATTGGCGTAAGTCTCATATCCATGCAGAGTTTGCTGCTCTTGTAGCAGCTGGAAACGAAGCCCACGGGTCTATCATCTATGTCGCCAGAGTCAATGCTCACGGTAACCCTGCATCTTCTCGTCCATGCAAGAAGTGTCAGGGCCTTATCGAAAGGTTTGGAGTTGCGAAAGTAGTGTTTACATGAATCATTTCGTATTAGCTGTTGACCCTGGAAAAACAAGCGGAGTTGCTTTTCTAGAATGGTCTGGAAACGCTGAAGACAATCCAGTCAGAAAGTACTCTGGTGAACTAGACGCTGACGAGTTTGCTCCAATTATTCGTCAGTTTTTAGATAGCTGGAAGACCTACGGATACTTTCAGGTCGTTTGTGAGAGGTTTATTATCAACGCCCAGACAGTTCGAAATTCGCAGGCTCCGTTTTCATTAGAGCAAATCGGGGTTCTCAAGCAGCTATGCAGGGACAACGGTTATCCAGTAAACGGAATTACAATGCAAGCTCCTGTAGATGCTAAAAATATGTTCCCTAACCCAGCCTTAAAGACCCTCGGGACATGGCATGTAGGCGGAGAAGGTCATGCTAATGATGCAATACGGCATGGTTTATTGCATATGGTCAAGGCAAGATGGGTTCCAAAAGACTTATTACAAAGAAAAAATACTGACACATAACTTGAAGTTTTTCTTCAAACCGTGTTAGTATTAGACATAGCGACGAAAGAAGGTGCAAGTGCCAGTATCAGTGGACCTCGATAAATCAGGTAGCCACATTCTGATTAACGCCGAATGGCGATACAAGGAGCTTTGCAAGATGCTCCCTGGCTCCTCTTGGTCAACTGAAGACCAAGTATGGAGGCTCCCCCTCAGCTGGTCTTCATGCCTAGCTTTACGCTCAACTTTTAGAGACGACCTTCAAATAGGTTCAAGTCTTGCAGACTGGGCCACCAATGAATTAAATACCCGAATTTCGCCTTCTATGGCCCTTAGGGAGCTTGAAGAGTACGAAGGTGACCAAGACCTCTTCCCGCACCAGCGTGCAGGCGTTGCGTACCTTGCAACAGCCAAAAGAGCCCTTCTTGCTGACGAACCAGGCCTTGGTAAGACTGCTCAAGCCATTCGAGCAATGAAGAAGCTCCATGAGCAGGGTGAACCAGTGTTTCCCGCTTTGGTTGTCTGCCCAAACACCCTCAAGAAGAACTGGAAGCGTGAAATTGAGAAGTGGTGGCCTGACAGAACTGTTCAAATCATCAAGGGAACCGCTGCTCAGCGAAAGAAGCAATTTGAAATTGCCAAAGAAAGCAACATCGACATCATCATTATTAATTGGGAGTCTTTGAGGACTCACTCAAGACTTGCTCCTTATGGCTCTGTTGCTTTGACTCGTTGTTCAGCCTGCGGAGGTCACGATGAGTCAGTTAGTGAGAACCGCTGCGAAGTTCACCAGCGGGAACTCAACTCAATCAATTTCAACACTGTTATTGCTGACGAAATCCACCGTTCTAAGGAACCTAAAAGCAAGCAAACTCGTGCTCTTTGGTCAGCTACAGGAGATGCAAACATTAGATTCGCTCTTACAGGAACGCCAATCGCTAACAACGTAGTTGATCTCTGGGCAATCCTTCATTGGCTGTCTCCTAAGGATTGGCCTAGCAAAACTAAGTGGATTGAGCGCATGATTGACACGATGCTCAATGCTTTTGGAGGAATGCTTGTAGTAGGTGTAAAGCCTCATATGCAAGACGAGTTTTATCGCACCATCAATCCTCACATGCGTCGAATGTTGAAAGCAAAGGTGCTTCCTTGGCTTCCAGAAGTTATGAACGAGCGTCGTGATGTGGAGATGTCTACAAAGCAGAAAAAGGCTTATGAGCAGATGCGTGACACAATGATTGCTGAGTTGGAAAATGGGGATGCCTTGGCTGCACCAAGCATTTTGACCCAAACAACCAGACTTGTTCAGTTTGCTTCTTCCTATGCAGAAACCTCAATCAATGAAGAGACTGGTGAGCAGAAAGTAACTTTGTCAGACCCCTCCTGTAAGGTCGATGCTCTGATGGATGATATTTCTAACGGAGACTTTGGAGATGACTCAGTTGCGGTTTGCGCTGTATCTCGTCAACTCATTGAACTTCTAAGTGCCGCAATGACTAAAGCAAAAATTGAGCATGGTCTTATTACTGGTGCTCAAACAGAAGACGAGCGTCAAAAGTCAATTGATGATTTTCAAGCTGGAAAGACTAAGTGGATTCTTTTCACTGCTCAAGCTGGTGGTGTAGGAGTTACCTTAACTGCAGCACGCCGTCTTATTATGCTTCAACGTCCTTGGTCTTTGGTGGATTACAAGCAAGCCATCGACCGAGTACACCGAATTGGCTCCGAGACGCACGACAAAATCATCATCACTGATTATGTCACTGAAGGAACCATTGAAGAACGAGTACTTCAGGTGCTAGAAACAAAGGCAGATAACTTCGAGCAGATTGTTCGTGACCGCGAGCAGCTTCTTAAGGTTCTAAAAGATGATAAGGCAGGTGTCCTGTGAGCGGTGTAGTCCGACTTTCAAACTCAGAAATCCAAACATTCAAAGACTGTCGTAGGCGTTGGTGGTTTACCTACTACCGCCGTCTACAGCCAAAGTATAAAGATGCAACTGGTGCTCTTGCACTAGGTTCACGAATCCACGCTGCTTTGGATGATTACTACGCCAATGGAACTCCTCTTCTGAAAGCACACGCAAACCTTGTTGATGCAGAAAAGGCTCTTCTCCTCGCAGACTTCAAAGATGTTTCCGAGTTAGAAAAAGAAGCAGAGCTTGGTCACATCATGCTTGAGGGATATCTTCAGTGGGTCGAAGAGAACGGCATTGACGCAGAGCTTGAGATGATTTCAACCGAAGAAATTATTACAGCCCCTCTCTTTAATGGAGAGGTTGAACTAACAGGAAAGCTTGACATGCGTGTTCGTCGTAAAGGTGACGGTGTGCGTATGTTCCGAGACTTTAAGACTGTTGGGGGCTCACTCGGGGACTTTGCAAATCTTGCTCCAATGAATGAACAGATTTTGACCTACATGCTTCTAGAATCAACAAAGAAGGATGAAGCAGAACGCTCAGACGGTGGAATCTTCACAATGTTGAAGAAAGTTCGACGCTCTGCCGCAGCTCGTCCTCCTTTCTATGACCAAATTGAGGTCAGACACAATATCTTCACCCTCAGGTCCTTCTGGGACCGCCTCCACGGCACCATTGCGGACATGATGCGTGTTCGCAAAGCTTTGGATGAGGGGGAGAGCCCGGCGTTCCATGCGTATCCACGCCCATCGCGTGACTGCAAGTGGAAATGCCAATTTTTCTCTGTATGTCAGCTCGTAGATGACGGAAGCGCATCTGAGCAGGCCATCAGTGAAATGTATGAAGTATCAGATCCATATGCATACTATGGAGATAACGAAACAAAAGGAAACGAGTGACGTATGAGTAATATCCAGCGGTCGTTGACCGTAATGGTTTACGGAGAATCAAAGGTTGGTAAGTCAACTTTTGCCGTAACCGCACCATACCCAAGGCTCATGCTTGATGTCGAAGGCGGACATAGGTTCTTGCCAATCGTCGTCAAGTACTGGGACCCATTGCGCGAGGAACCACCTATCGCAGACGGAACATGGGACACCGTAGTTGTTCCAGTACGGGACTACGACACTGTTATTAAGACATATCAGTGGTTGCAGCTCGGTAAACACCACTTCAAGAGTTTGATTATCGACTCCATTTCGGAGTTGCAAGTCAAATGTATGGACAGCATCGCTGGAAACGAACAGATGAAGATGCAGCAATGGGGCGAACTTCTTCGCCACATGGGCGGTCTACTCCGCGACCTTCGTGACCTCACGATGCACCCAACCAACCCACTTGAGGCAGTAGTTCTTACGGCTATGTCTCGTGTGACTCAGGATGGTAAGCATCGTCCATACCTACAGGGACAGCTTGCAATTCAGGCACCGTATTTCTACGACATTCTCGGTGCATTGACTATCGAGCAAATCCCAAATCCAGACCCGCTACAGCTTCCATACAAGGTTCGTCGCATGTATGTGGAACGAACCAACGAGTATGAAGCTGGAGAGCGAGTACAGGGACGATTGGGAGCTATTGTCGAACAAGACAAGCTTTCAATTGAAGTAATGCTAAATACGATTTTCGGTCCTAAGCAGGCCGAGAAAACCAACAACACCAAGAAAGACAAGGAAGTAGTGGCATGAGTACACTCAATTGGTCAGACCTCATCCGTGACGCGGGTGAGACAGCAAGCTATGAACCGCTGCCAGACGGTGACTACGAGCTCGTAGTTCTCGAAGGAACAGCAAAGGTCACCCAGTCGGGTAAGACCATGTTCAGCATCAAAGCACAGGTAGAGGGTGGCGCTCACAACAAGCGTCTCGTCTGGGACAACCTTGTTGTTTCTCCAGACAACCCGACAGCATTGGGCATCTTCTTCCGCAAGATGAATGCTCTTGGTCTTGGTCGTGACTTCTTCGACCGTGCCCCAACAAATGCTCAGATTGAGCAGGCGCTTGTGGGTCGTAAGTTTCGTGGTCAGATTGGCTCACGCACTTACAACGGAAACAAGAAGAACGAAATCAAGAACTACTACCCTGCAAAGGGTGCAACAGCATCGGCTCCTCAGGCTGCAGCAGCTCCTGCTCCTGCACCAGCCCCTGCACCAGCTCCTGCGCCAGCTCCAGCACCAAGCGCAGCTCCTACAGCACCGTTCTGATTCGTCAGAAACAACTGAAAGAGTTCGTAGGAAGCCGTCCAGTCGTAGGACTGGGCGGCTTTCTAGTAAACAGAAAAAGGTCTATATGAAAGTTCTTATTACAGGCTCAACTGCCCAGCAGTGTTCGACTAGAACCGCTTCAAGAACTCCTACTTTCTCCAGTTTGATAGCAAAAGGTCTTCACGATTCGGATGCGGGTGTGGATGTTTCTATTGCTGAACCGTCTATTTACACAACTAGAGAAGAGCTAGAAAACTACGATGCTGTCTTGGTAGGAATTGCCCCACCGACAAGTCTGTCAGCCAACAAGATTTATCCAGCGTTTTCTATTGCTGCTAAGGCAAAAGACATCGGGAATCTGGTTTTGTTTATAGACGCACCAGAACCATACAAAATCCAATCATCATTAAAGTCTTGCTACCTCAACAACTCGGATTTGCAAAAGAATTTCTATGAGAGAAGGAAAAGTTATTCGCATCTCTTAGAAGACAAAAACTTTCGAGAAGAAGTTCAAGGTTTTGTATCATATCTATACACAGACAAATGGCCTACAACTTTGTACCCAGCATTTCCTTGGTCAGTTGGAAAAACCTCAGCTAAGGCTATTGAAGGTTTGGATTCAACAAACTTCTTTCCTGTATTTGTAGATTCATACTTGATTGACTCAGAGGCTCCCACAAAGGAGTTTCATTTATCTAAAGAGTATTGGACCTGTGACTCAATGAAGACACAATGGGCTTCTGATGTCATCTCTACGCTCTCATACGATGTAATTCCCACTCGGTTAAATAGGTGGGAACTTGAGGAAGACACCACTGAAAGAATCAAAAAGTCAGTTGGAACGCTGGTATCTACTCATAGGTCTGGCGAGCCTTGGTGGTCTCCAGCCTTATCTCAATCGCTATCAGCTGGTGTTCCAGTTGTTACTGATTGGAGAAACACCTCTTATCTAGGCTCTGAGTGGAGCTATCTAGGTTCTTCTATAGAGGAAATGAGTGATGTTGAGAGGTTTGCTGTAGCAGAAGCTCAGAAGACGTTGTATCGGAAGAGCCTTCCAACTTGGGATGAGGCAGTTGAAAATCTATTACATCTATTTTCGTCAAACAAACTAACCATCTAACCTTTACTAAAAAACTAAATACAACTAGAATCAGAGAAAGAGAGGAGCTGCAATGGGAGATTTAGATATGAACTGGGTAAAGTCCCAGCTTCAGGCAGCAAAGGTGAGAAAACCAGTCGGTGATGCGACTATGAAGCTCATCGAGTTATTCGACTCTTTTGAAATGACAAAAGAGTACAAAGACAAGACAATTGAGATGTTTTCAGTTCTTGCTAAGGGCCACATTGTCGTCAAAGAAAAGAAGGACGAAAAGTGGATTCCAGTACAAGCAGGAGACATCAAAGTAACTGAAACAGTACGAGTCAAGGCTGATGCTTTTGATGGACAGCTAGGAACTATTCACAACGGTCGTCGCGGAGTAGTAGTTGGTGTTCGCTACGGCGATGTAATTATCAAAAGCACAGACGGAAAAGATCCAATTCTTGATGGAGCACACTACCCACCTCAGAAGCTTGAGAAACTTGTGCTGGTATGAGGACAACCACCCTCAAATTTACTGTTCAAGGGGATAACTACGAAGAGCTGAAACAAGCTGCTGATTTAGCTATCTCTAAATTTTTGGGTGGTACAGAGGACGATTTAGAAGACGAAGAGTATTTAGAAGAAGAGATTTCAAACCATGGAATCAATTATGAACTAATCGTCTATGAAAACTCTGAACTGACAAGTGAATATCAATACTCAGCCGAAGTGATTGCGAGAATTAAAGATGTCCAATGACACAAGTGGTATCCAGTACAACAACCAAGCAAAAGAAGTACCACCATCAAATGACGATACTCCGATTCGAGTCCAAGCCCTCCGTGAAGCTGCTCGAATTATTAATGGAGATAGAAACAAACAATACGGTGGACCAGAAGAGAACTTCACCAACATCGCAAAGATTTGGTCTGTAATTTTTCAAAGAGAGTTCACTACAGAAGATGTAGCCATGGCAATGATTGGTGTAAAGCTTGCTAGGTTCGTCTCAAACTACGGGTTCCAACCAGATACATGGATTGATATTGCAGGTTACGCAGGGTGCGGCTACGAAGTGGCAAAGAATCTGCATGACAACCGATAAAGGACCTTGGACCTTTACTCAAGCTTTGTGTAGAGAAATTGGTGTCGAACCATTTTTTGCTCCAGACAAAGATGAAGTGAGTGATAGACCTCAAACTTACGATGCAGCTAGAAGAATCTGTCACGATTGTGTACATAGGGCAGATTGTGCTGAGTGGGGAATTCATTTTGAAGTTCATGGAATGTGGGGCGGTCTAAGCCCGAAAGAACGGCAAAGAATTCGTTCTAAACGTAACATCAGAATACCTATTACAGTCGTTAAGTAGATGTAAACTGGTTCTATGAGTGGCAAGCAAGTGCTGACTCCAGAACCAGTCTGCGAGGTGTGCTGGCTAAAAGACCACGCCCGCTGGGAGCCAGAGAGCATAGACGATACTGGCAACATCCTTATGAAGCTAAAAGGCGTAGATGTTCCAGAAAAAGTGAACACTGGAAGCGTTGAGATTTGCCACTACTGCGGGAAAATTACGGTGTCTGGGATTTATGAAATGAAAGACCCAACCGTAATTTTTCATTCAGAATCAAACGAAGGAACCGTTGAGCTCAACAGGTTAGAAGAGGACGACAATTGAAAGATGTTCGATTAGGCGAATCTCTTTGGGTTCAATGGCACGGTAACGGATACTCTCAGAGTGGTAAATCTGAAATTATCTACTTCACGTTGGATCACGTTGATCTAGAAACTGAAATTGTTCGTAGAGCTTTAGCTTCTACTCTTCAAAGAGACGGGATTTGCGACTCTTTGTTAGATGGATTTAATATGATAGAAAAAGCTTCAATTGAACACGGCTACTCTGGCATTATAGAAGGTGAGACAGAATACTCGGTTTGTGATGACACTTCAGAAACAGAGTACGGAGATTTTGTTGAAGAACCTCTTCCAACTACTTGGATAGAGTTTTAGTCAACTTTAGTTGTTTAGTCCCTTACTTTTATGGTTTTGTATAGTACTATGGTTTTGTGTGGAAACCAGCGAACAGCATTGATTGGCAGAAGGATGCCCTCTGCTCTCGCAAGGAATACCAAAAGAATAGAGAATGGTTTTTCTCTAAAATCCCTCGTGAACGATACGACGCAAAAAACATCTGCTACTCCTGTCCTGTAAGGCGTCAATGCATTCAATGGGCTCTAGAGCACCGTCAAATATGGGGTGTTTGGGGAGGCAAAGACGAAATGGAAATTCGTCGAGCACTCTCTGTCTCTTACAGCGGTGAAGAAGCTAGACGGCGTAGATACCCAAACTGTCCTTATTGCGGAGCTCGACCATCAAAGTTAGAAACCAGTTCTCAAGAGATGCCTGGTGGTGGACGATGGACGGTAGCAAAAATTGTTACATGCACAGTGTGTGATTTTTCTTGGAGAAGCCGAACAAGCGTAAATGCAGTAGAGGCTTACAAACAAGAAAAAGCAGACAAACTAGAGAAACGACTTCGTGAGAAGGAAAAACGCTCTAAGAAGAAGTCTTCTGCGAAAAAGCTTCCTCGCAAAACTTTAAGTTTGACTGAAGACGCTCGTCCTCAGGATCAATCTCAACAGCCTTCTTAGCGTAATCAAGCGCTTCTTCAAACAGCCCAAGTCGATACGCTGCAATTGATGCATAGTCGTATGGAGCTGCTCCCCAAGCTTCTGCTTCACATAGATACTCAAGTGGTTTGACTGTAATTGCTAGAGCATCTTTAGACGCCTGCAAACATTCATGCCAAGCCTGACGTTCGTAGTAAAGCTTTGCTAAATCAACATATGGTTCACGGCGGCCAGGTGCTTGGTCAATTGCCTTACGGAACCAAATCTCTGCTTCTGCTGGCACGCTTTTGCCAATAAACCGCATAGAGGCAGCTCTTTCTGGAGCCCAAGTGGCTGTTGGAAGAGTTAGATGTCTCTTAAGTTCTACAGCAGCTTCTGCATACCTTCCATAAAAATAAAGCTCTCGTCCGTAGTAGAAAGCGTTTCTGTCGTTGTAGGGATCTTCTTGAACAGACATCTTGAGCAAAGGAAGATACTGAGAACGGCTCTTAGTTGGGTCTGGATGGTGGTGTGTCTCTATTTCAGAAATCCAAGACTGCTTCTCTTCAATGCCATAAGCGTAAAGACACTCGTGTACTGGATGACGCCAACGGTAGTTTTTACGAGTATGAATGTGGTCGTAGCTGAACTCAAGTCCAGGAGTTCCGTCCTCATTAAATGACCAAACATGCTTATATCTAGGACGAGTAACCCCTTCTTCCCATGCTTTTTGTAGAGGTTCTCTCCAATTTGGTGTGATTACTTCATCCATATCTAAAGAGATACACATATCAATATCAATAGGGAGTGCAGCTAGTGCTGCATTGCGAGCATCGTCGAATCTCCAAGGGGAGACGCGAATATCTACAACATGTATTCCAAGCTCTCTGGCTCTCTCAGGGGTTCCATCTGTAGAACCCGTGTCTGCAATTAGTAGATAGTCAGCATCTTTTGCTGATTCAAACCATGTATCTACAAACTGACGCTCATTAAGAGCAATCGTATAGATAGCAACTTTCATCCTAAGTCCTTCCGTTTGTTGTGCATATCCTACCTAAGTTTGCGGTACCAGCGCTGATATCCATCCACAAGTGTGACCATTCTGTCCGAATAGATTGAGTGAAAAGCATCAATAGCTAACTTTGGCTCCCGAGTCGGTCCCAGACCAGCAGACCACTGATAATCGTCAAAGGCAAGAACGCCTCCAACATTGAGACATTCGTATGCAGCAACCGCATCTTTTATTACACCATATGCGGTGTGGTCGCCATCGATGTAGATAAAATCGTATGTCTCCAAGTTTGACTTGAAGAAGTTGTCGCTAGTTGTCTTGAATTTGATTACTTTTCTTGACTGCCTAGCAGTAAAAGTTCTTGCATCATAGATTCCTTCAACATCGGTCCAATTCATCTGATGATGTGATGGCTCGTCAGAGCCTTCCCAAGTATCAACATCGACAAGCATCGAGTCTTGATTGTGGGGGAGAATGTTCTCAACCAACCACATTGTTGCGTCCCCAGAGTAGGCACCAATTTGAAGCATTCTAGAAGGTTTTGTAGCGAACTCACCTAAGTTATAGGCAAAGTTCTTCATGCCATCATTGACAAACCAATTAGGAATCATGTCCATTCGTCTCTTTTCCTGTCTTTTAGTATGGTGTTGTTGCGCTGAAGCTTTCCTCAGGGGTTCCAGTCCAGAAACATCCTACGCTATTTCCATCAAAATAGTCACGAAGGGATGATGAACGATCAAAGAAATAATGGTCTGAATAGAAGATTTCATCATCTATGGCTGCAGCCGTAGTGAATGAAAAAGCGCAAAATAAAGCATTAGATGGCGATGTAAAAGTTGAAGAAAACCGTTTCCAGCCATCTGCTACAGAAAGACTAGATGATGTTCCAGCCGTTGCACTGATGCTTCCAGCCACCTGAGCTGTGTAATAGAATATTCTGAATCGAAAGTTTTGAGTCGTAGCTGCACTATGAAGCTTTGCGTAGCAACTAATTGTGTATTGAGTGCTACCAAGAATAGGTATTCTGTGATTATCTCTTCCATAAAGAGGACCGCATTCTGTGTCTGTCCCCATTACAGTTTTCCAAGAGTATGTTCCAGCGTAGCTTTCCTCGGTGGTTCTTGTAGTTACAGCACCACTTAAAGAACCTCTATCACTCCAAGGTGTCGTATAAGCGCCTTCTACTGAAGGATTTACAACTGGATTGAGCTTATACCCAAGCTCCCGAGCAAATGCAGGGTTTTTAAGCGAAGATGCTCCGCCTACAACTCCAACTATTGATGGCATTAGCTTAGAGCCAAGTCTCCAACCAAAACCCACTCGTCTACGCCAAGCTTGATAAGAGAAGCCGTGGAGTACTGAGTTCTGAGTTTTGCGGTTGGCGTAGCGCGGAGGGTAACCCCACCGTCCCCAGTTACAGTTACTTGACCAGCACCGTATTGGATAATGTCAACTCTTTGACCAATTCCAAAAGCTTGTGCTGCTTCTGTAGGAATTGTTAACGTAAATCCAGTTGACTTTGTGAGTTTCAAAAGCTTTCCAGCATCTGAAAGAAGAAGTGAGTAGTTGGCTGTTTGCTCTACTACTGTTTGAGAAGTAGACCAATCTCCCTGAGCACCCGTAGGTCCAGTAGGCCCAGCAGGACCTGTTGCTCCAGCAGAACCAGAGGTTCCAGATGGCCCTGTAGGACCTGTAGGTCCATAAAGAGGCCCTAGGTTGTCCCAAGAAGCTCCGTCCCAGAAGTAGATGTCTCCAGTGTCGAGAGTGATGTAAGAGTCATCAGCTGTAGGTCCAGTTGGAAGTGCAGCAAAATTAGCAACACTTCCTAAAAGATTTACGTTTGTTGTGGCTGGTCCAGTCGGACCTGTCGGTCCACCAGCACCAGTCGCTCCTGTAGCTCCTGTAGGACCCTGAGCACCTGTCGCCCCCTGAGAACCAGTTGGACCCAAAGGTCCAGTAGGTCCAATTGGTCCAGTGTCACCAGTAGCACCTGTTGGTCCTGTAGCTCCCTGAGGCCCTGTAGGGCCTGTATTTCCAGTTGCACCTGCAGGTCCAGTAGGACCGCCAGAAGGTCCTGTAGGACCTGTAATAGAGGCTCCAGTTGGTCCTGTAGCTCCAGCAGCACCAGTTGGACCAGTTGGTCCTACTGGTCCAACAAAAGGACCAGCGTTGTACCACTCTGTATTTAGATCTGACCAAACATAGAGGTTGTTTTGAACAATGTACGCATCCCCGATGTTTCCTGTTGGATTATCTGCTTGGAGAAGTTGAAGAGTTGCGTAGGTTCCTAGTACTTGAACACCAGAACCTTGGGCTCCAGTTGCTCCTATAGAACCTTGAGGGCCTGTAGGACCGACTGGTCCAGTTGGACCAAGACCTACATAAGCAAGCTGTTCCCAAGATGAACCAGTGTAAAAATACACCTCTCCAGTGCTTACTTTTACCCACATGTACCCAACTTCTGGAAAACCAGGTTGAGTTTCTTGGTAGTAAACCGTTGCGTTTCCTTCTGATTCATACAAAAGGTTCATTGAATAAGAAACAGAAGCAGTGTCCGCTAGAACATATACGATGTCACCGACTTGAAGACCAAATCTAAAAGTTTCGAATGATTGACCGACAGCAAGGGCTAGAGTGGAGCATAGATACACTCTGTCTGTAGCAGAAGTAGTTCCAACTGGTTGTATGTAAATTGTTACATTTGCTGGAGAACCTCCAGTGTTTGCAGCAATTACAGATGAAACTCCACTAAGCGTGGCTGCTGGAAAACCAGTAGCAATGTTTGCTAATGGATTAAGAACACCTACTCTTTGTACAGCCATTACTCAGTCACCGTCACTCTCTTCCAACCAGCGGCAGTTCTGACTTCCAAAGTGTCGTATTCAGTGTTAAACCGAACATATCCAATTTCAGAAGCAGGATTTCGCTGAGCGCTGTTTCCTTTATCTAGATAAATCGTATTATTCACACCACGAATAATTTTGTTTGTAAATGTTTGAGGCAAATCTCCGTTTCCTACAGCATCGTCTTGCAAAATACCGTAAGCAGCAAAAGCTACGTTTGCCGTAGTTGGTTGAACCTTGAGAGTGTCTCCTGGATTTACAGCAAATCTGAAAGTCTCAAAGGATGTACCAAAAGGTATGCTGAGATTCTTACAGACGTATGCATACGATGTCTCGGATACGGCTCCAGATGGAACAACATAAATAGCTGCTCTAGGTACTGGAGTGGATGTGGGAGCTACGTTAGTTGCAATTACCGAGACAAAGTAGTGCTCAGTAAATGTGTATAGCGTAGTCGCATCGTTAGCTGTGGGCCTAGCGATCCCCAAGCGAGTGATTGCCATAATGACCCCTTATGCCTGAGCTTCAGCCCATGAAATTCTTGCTGATGCAAGTGTCTCGTTTCCTGTCAAACGAGCAACAGCAACTGTAATGATGTCTGGTCCGTCTGGGAAGACCGAGTTTCCTCCGAGGATTGAGTTAGACAACTCGAACAGCTCGCTGATGTCAACGTTTGTTGTTTCCTCAACTCCGTTGTTTCCGTTGGCTCGGAAGTTGTACACAAGAACTCCACCAGAGATAGTGTCATTTGATGTGTGAGCAATTGTTTGAACAAGCGATGGGTTTTCCACAGGACCAAAGTTGAGGTTGTTAAGACGACCGTTGAGTAGAACCTTAACGTCCACAAGTTGGTTGGTCTGAACACCAATTTCGTTCAAGCGCAACTGCATGCGGTTGATAATATCTCGGTCGCCAAGAGCACCAGTCAAACCTTCAGATACAGATGGGCTCAAGCGGAGAGAAATCAACGGCTGGTAGTTTGCACCAGAGGTGTTGTTGAGAGCTCCAGCTGGAGTTAGCTGATAGGTAGAAGTCGAGTTTCCTTGAGAGAGGAAGTTAACAGGGTTTCTTACAGCAATTGATGTACCTGGAGGGGTAGCACTACCGCTGTTAAAGATTCCACCTTGGAAAGCGTTGTTGTAGGTAAAGGTTGTAGCTCCAGTTACGGTGATTGTGTGTACGCCGTTGTAGCCAGCTGCTTGGCTATCTGATGCCAAGTTAATCAAAACAGTGTCACCAGTGCTAAAACCGTGGTTTGCTGAAGTTGTAATGGTTACAGTTCCGTTGCTCTTCTGTCTGCTGCTCACAGTGAGAGCTGCTGCGGTAGCAGCTGCAAGAGAGTAGTGAAGAATAATGTTGTTTGCATTAAACGCTCTGATAAAGTATGTTGTTGAGTTCGTCAAGAAGCTGTTGGTGTTTACACCAGAGACAACTTGAATCTGTGGGTTTTGGTCGTTGTTCTGTGCTCGACCATTAGAACCAATACCAGTGAAAACAACACCATCTCCAGTAGAGAAACCGTGTGATGGAATGTTAACAATGTCGTTGACAATGTTTACAGCAGTAGAACCAAATGTCTTAGTTGTAGTTCCACCAATGTTCAACGATGGGCTGGCCTTTGTGAAGAGGTATGCCTTGTCATCATCGAATCGACCATCCATGATGACCGAAGTACCCCAGTGGAATAGCGATGGGATGTAAGTTGGATTATCAAATGTGGTTACTTCGTAACGAGCTGGCAAGTTACCAGAACGGAAGTAAGACTCATACTTGAAGTTGTTGTGGATGAACTCATGTGTGTACTGAACCAAAGACTCTGCTGTCTTAAATCCATAACGAATCTTTCCAGCTCCATACCATGAGTAGTCCATGTAAATCATCTGAATCTTGGACAGGTCAAGGTTGTAGCCAGTAGGTCCAGAACCGTCAACAGGGTCAATTGAGAAATTCTCCTGAGGTACTCGGGTGTCTTCAGTCAAAGTGGCGATAATGCCAGTTTTTGCTGGAGTAAACGAGTGAGGTGTTCCTGTTCCTGGGCTTGAGAACGCAACTGTTTGTGTTGCATCTGGACTTGCCTTAAGTCGGAAGTTATTGCTGTCAATCAAATCAACATAGTAAGTACGTCCGTTGATTAGACCTCCAATTGGGCTTCCGTCAATTGAGTTATATGCAAGTGGAAGGTTGTTAGAGAATCCGTGGTTAATTAGGTTGATTATGTCTGTTGCAACCTTGACAACACCGTTTGTACCATCACCTGGATTAAATTCTTTTTCAATTCCAGAGTTACCTTTGAATTCTGGCTTGATGGTAATACGAGTATCGCTATCGATAGAAGCTACTTTATAGCTCTGTCCACGAAGAACGATGTAGTCATTAACATTTAACTGCTTTGTGAATACTGTGTTAGTTCCGAATACGAACTCTGAGCCTTGCAAAGCAGCACAAGTTCCAGCAATCTGCTGAGTAGATGAACGACGAACTGCGTATAGTTTTTGACCGTCAAATTCGTAGAACATACCGTTTTGGAAGTCAAACATTCCAGCACGAAGGGCACCGTTCTGCCAAGCAGTAACGTGGAGTCGTGGGAAACCATATGCAGTTGATTCAATAACTGGATTTGTAGCAATGAATGTGAAGTTGAAAGAGTCAAGTACGGTTACTTGGAATGTTCCGTTGTAAACAGTGCTCAACACTCCTTGTGAAGTAAGAGCATCATCAATTCGAACGAATAGACCATTGATAAGACCATGTGGACGACGAGTGCGAACTGTGATTGTCTGAGAGTTACCAATTCGTGCTGCTGATTCAATATCAATTGAAGGCTTGAAGTTGATACCAGCAGAAGTCTGAATACCCTTACCTGACTGGTAACGGAAGTACTTACGAGTCTGGCGAACAATTGTGCCGTACCATGTTCCGAATCCAGTGGACATCTCAACGCCACCGTCGAATGGACGATGCAATGAGTATCCTTGAGGACGTACATATACGAATGTCTGGTAAGAGAAGTTGATTCCTGCATAACCAGTGCTGTATGGACGATCAACAGTTACTTGACTATCTCCACCAATAGCAGCAATTTTGCGGATAATCGGTGTAGCAGGAACTGTCTTAGTTAGCTGTAGAGCAAAACCGCTTCCCTGAGTCGTAAAGTCAACTGGATTAAGGTTGCTCTCGGCGTCTGACTTCAAAGCATGCAGAGTAACTGTATTGCTTGAAAGTGGGGTTAGTGTTCCAGTAACTGTCGCTGCTCCAATGTCTGTTCCTTGAACAGTTGCAATTGCTTGTACTCGGTTGACAGCTGGAACATGGACCACTGTGAATGTTCCATTGAATACTTCTGGGTTTACACCAGAGATTGCTGAAATAGTAAATTGGTTTCCAGCACGGAGGTTATGGTTAACCGTAGTAGTGAAGTCAAGAATGTTGCTTGTTCGGTTACGGCTGTTGATTGAGAAAGTAGTTGTGTTTGGAATAGAACGAACGAAGTAATAGAAACCACTTACCAATGGGTTTGGAGAAACACCACCAGCACCAGTTGTCTGAGCAAATCCAGCTGTTTGAACTTCGTTTGTTAAAGTTGCAGCAATGCTGTTCGGATGTGTATATGTGAACTGATAAGCATCTGGGGTTCCAGTAATTGTGTAAGTTCCATTGAACTCGGTTGCTGCTTGACTTGAGCTGAGCCCAGAAATTGTCACGGTGTTTGATGTTGAATATCCATGAGCTTCACGGGTTCTAATGGTTACAGTCTGACCAGACTTCGAGATTTGGAAGATGTCTCGACGAGGACCACCGCTGCCTGGAGAGAATACAACTGAGTCACCTGTAACAAATGGATGTGCGGCAAGAGTTACTTCGTTGCTTGTTGTATTTACATCTGTAGAAGCAAAGTATCCACTTGTTGTGGTGTCTGGTGGGAAGATGCGGAAGCGGTCTCCCACTTTGAGAATCTTGGAGAAGGAAGTACCAGAACCATTAACAAGCACAGAGCCTGAAGTGGTTGTAATAGTTCCTGTACCAGTAATCTGACCGTTAATTTGTACAGTTGTTAGAGTGTGAGCGACACCAGCACCGAATGTTGTCAGTGTTAGTGGTACACCAGAGTTTGCATCTAGCTCACTTGCAGCAAGACGGATCCAGTCTTTATTAACAACGATGACGTAGTAATGAACGTTGTTTGTTAGACCACCGATGTCTGTGTCACCACCATTTGAATAGGTGATTTCAGTTCCAGTGTTTAGACCATGTGAAACAACTTTGATGATGTTTTGAGTCAGGTCAATGCTTGTTCGTGGATTGAAAGTCTTGACAATTACTGGAACCTGACCAGAAGCCGTAACGGTGAATGTGTTTGCATCAACGACAGAATTGATTGTGTATGTTCCGTCTGGTGTACGAATAAGTGACTTCAACTTGTGACGACCAACAGGTGTCGTTGCAGTTGTCAAGTCAATAGTTACACCGTCTTGAGCATTCTGAGATGTTGTTGCAAGTTTGAATGTATTTCCGTTTACAGGAACGACATAGTAAGGAACACCAGATGTCAAACCACCGATTGCTGTTTGACCAACAGTGTCGTACTCAACAAGTTCGCCAAGTGTAAATCCATGGTTTGGAATGGTAATTGTGTCTGCAACTACGTCTACAGAGAATGTAACAAGCGAGTGGGTTCCGATACCAACAGTCTGAATGTTTGTGGCGCTTGTCAAGTTAATGTCATTGAACAAACGAACCGTGTTGGCATCAACTCTTTGGATGTAGTAGATCTGCTGGTTGTTTAGTCCATAAATCTTGGTATCTGTGACAAGCTCACCGACTACAGATGCAGATGGAATTTCGCGCAATGAAAGGGTTCCACTGGTTGCAACTGTGTTTGGAATTGTGTTAAGAGTTACAGTTCCACTGATATTTTCAGCTGCAACTTGGTCAACTCGAATATCTCCAGTTACTGAGAGAGATGAAATAGTTCCAGATGTTGGTGTCAAGAATGTGACACGGTTTGTAGCTGGAACAGAAGCGATTGTCCAAGTTCCATTGAATACACCAGCATCAATACCGCTCATGTTGGAGATAGTGATTACATCACCAATCTTCAAGTTGTGAGTGGTGTTGAAAGTAACGTCTGCAACGTTTGTAGTGCGGCTACGACTTGTGGCAGTAAATGTAGTGACGTTTGCTGCTTGAGGACGGGTAACTGTGAATGTAGTTGAGCTTGGAACAGAAGCAACTACAAATGTTCCAGTGAAGATACCCGTGTTGTTTCCAGATAGACCAGATGTGGTGATTGTGGTTCCCACAGCTAGGTCGTGCTGGAATGAAGTTGTAAACGAAGCAACTGTGTTAGAAACCAAGGAACGGTTTGTAATTGTTCGTGTGAAAGTAGGAATTGTGTAACGGATTTGATTTACACCAACAATGTTTCCGCTCACTGAAGCAGATGTAATTGTTCCGCTTGTTGGCGTAGTGAATGTGAACTGGTTGGCAGCTGGAACGCTAGTGATTACCCATTCTCCAACGAATACTTCTGGGTTTGCTCCACCAATGTTGTCGATGCGGATAGTGTCACCGATAACAAATGTGTGGTTTGCAGTAGTTGTAATAGATACAACGTTTGCTGCACGAGCGCGGGTGCTGACCGTAAACGATGGGATTGTTGCAATAGAGAAAGCCTTGCGAGCTATACCAGTTACAGACAGAAGAGCAAGGTTCTGGGATGTCTGTGCTGTGTAGGTAAAGCGAGTTGAGTTTGGAACTGAAGCAACAGTGAACTCACCAATGAAATCAGATGCGTTTGCACCAGTCATTGAAACAATCTTGATGCGGTCACCTGTGCTTAGGAAGTGAGGGTTATCCGTATTAATTGTTCGAGTTGTTGTTGTGGACTCGCGGCTGATGATGTTTACATCGTGATTCCAGAAAGCTGAATCAGCACCAGAAGCACCCTCGTGATAGAAGAAGTTTCCAGATAGGTAATCGTGAGGGGTTGTTGTATCAAGAATTACGTTTGTATTTCCCTCAAGACGACGCCTTGCAACAGTTGCAGTGATGTCGTTTGGAGTGTAGGTGATTGTTGTTGCGTTTGGAATAGTGAGAACTCGATATGTTCTATTGAACGCATCGGCATTGTTTCCGCTAATGCTTCTAACTGTAAATCGGTCCCCAACCTGAAGATCATGGTTGACATCTAGGTTCAACGTACCAATCTTGGCAGTAGTTCCAAACTGGCTAACACCGTAGTTGCGGTTGTTGATGCGAACACCAATCTTTGATGTACGACCAGTGGCTGTTTCGTTTCCTGTTGTGAAGCTTGAATGTGGCATCACATAAGTGAATTGAGTGGATGATGGAATGCCGCTAACCACTACTTCGCGGTAGACAGTTCCAGCGTTGGCAATTCCGTTAGTTCCTACAGCTAATGGACCAAAGGTGATGCTTGGGTTAAGGTTGGAAGGAGTTCCTTCATATGCAGCCACATAGCTGAAGCTGTTTGTGCTGTTAATTGAGCTGATGAAGTAGATTCCATTAAAGTACTCACCAATGTCATCTTGGATTCCTACACCAGTTGCAGTTACTGTTCCAGAAATGCCCTGAATCCACACTGGAAAACCAGTGGAGAAGTAGTGAGGTTCGTTAGTGACAATGGTGCGAGTAGTACCAGAAGACTGAATAGAACGAACTGTTAAAACACGAGTGTGGTCTAGGTACTCGTAATCAGCACGTCGCTGCATTTTGGTATTTGTATCAGCCAAAATGAGTTCAGTAATTGTTACGCTTTCCTCGGCTGTGTAGGTAAGGGTGTTTGTAGTAGGAACACCAGTTACTACAAAGATTCCGTTGAATCGAGAAGCGTTTGCTCCAACAAGACCACTTACCTGAATCATGTTTCCAGTTGTCAAGTTGTGGCTACTTGCCAATGTCAGGGTACGAGTCTGACCAGAGCTTGCAATACGAGTTACTGTGATTTGTGGGGTAGAAATTGTAGGACGAGCAAAGTTATCGAATGTGACTCGTGAGTTTGTTTGCAGACCGTGAGGCTCTGTAGTGGTCACTGTTCTGGTAGTTCCAGAAGTAGAAATTGTAGAAATTACAAGGTCACGAGACTTTGCGTAACGAACTGTCTGACCAGACACATAACCGTGTGTAGGAATGTATAGAGAGTCTTCAAGCTCGTTTACAACTGTGAGAATGAAGCTGTGGCTTGTTCCAGTTCCAACTGCAGTAATGTCAAGGGTTGGTCCCTGTAGAGACTGGCTCAGTGTGAAACGGTTAGCGTCAACAACAGACTTAATGTAGTAAGTAGCGTTGTTTTGTAGTGGAGTAATTGTTGTTCCAGTTCCAGCCGAGTAGCGAACTGGTTGGTCAACCAAGAAGCCATGGTTTGGAATCGTAATAACGTTTGTGGCTGTGTTGACAATTACTCGACGAAGACCTTCTGTTGTATTACTTGAAGGAGATGTTAGATTGAGAGTTGTAAACCCAGGGTCTGGTGTGATACTTAGTCTGAATGAATAGTCATCAATTCGGTCTACATAATAAACTGAAGTGTTGTTGAGACCGCCAAGTGCTGTTGTTCCAGTGAAGAAATAGTTGACAGCTTCGCCCTCGGAGAATCCATGCGGAGTGAGGGTGTTAATAGTGTCATTTGTTAAATCAACAGTGATTGGTATAAGAGCGTGATATTGGTTTCCAGCAGCTGAGACAGGAATTGCATCAATGTCTCCTGCAGCGTCTGTTGCTGTTGCATAAAGCTTGAATCCGAATACTGAACGCTCGACAAGTGTTACATCAACAGAACCCTCAATATCACCTGTGTTGAACTGATTGAGGTTTGTAATAGGAGTGCCGAATAGATTTGTAAGGCCGTTGTATTGACCGTTTGATGTAGCTACGTTCGTTGCTGTTGCAAAGACGAATGAGCCTCCGCCACCACCAACACCTTGAGCACCGTCGTTTGTAGCACCACCACCGTAACCACCTGCACCACCTGGGTTACCGTTTTGCTGACCGTCAGCACCACCGCCACCGCCAAATCCTCCGTTACCAGAGTTAGAAGCTGTAGCTCCGTTACCACCTAGAAGACCGTTGTTGAATCCTTGACCACCAGAACCAAATGATGAGTTTCCTCCAGCGGAGAAGAATCCACCACCGCCACCACCAGATGTACGACCAGCAGCGCCGTTACCTGATGTACCACCGATAAATCCACGACTAGAAGTACCACCTTGGTTAGTGGTTACAGCATTGTTACCGTTTGTTGTATCTGAAGACGAAGCACCGCCACCAGCAATAAATAGAGGGATGTTTCCGCTCTTACGGACTACGAATGTCGCACCAGAAGAACCTGGGTAGGTGTTTCCTGAAGTAGGAAGTGAGCCTCGCTGACCGCAAACAATGGTGATAACTTCACCCTTAGTAAGACGGACACGACCTCGAATAATTGCGCCATCGCCATCAAGAGCACGACCTTGACGACCTGGAGCTCCCTTTGCAGTGAACTCGTACACACCGTCTTCAGGGACTGTCCAGTCTTGATAGCCTTGGAAAGACCCCTGAGCTAGGTAGGTGTTTCGCCAATCTGCTGCACTGTAGGCAGAGCGGAGAGACTCGATGGTTGGGCCTGTTTGACCAGTTGCTCCACCAGTTGTAAATGTCCAGTTTGAGAACTGATAAAGGGCACTTCCACCTAAACCAGTAAGCTGATTTCTTACGAAATAAGTGCTCCCAGAAGTAAGTCCTGTAACCGCATCGCCGTTGGTTAGATACCTAACAGCTTGCTGATTTTCGTATTTTACGCTGGTGATGTTAAATGCGTTTTGGAAAACAGTAGGGTAGTTGAGGGTGACTGAGCCTGTTGTAAACCCTGTTAAGTCGATATTTGCTCCACCTGCAGAAGAAGCAAAGCCGATAGTGTAAGTATCACTGTTGGTGTAATAAACAGTTCCACTGGTTAGTCCAGTGATGTCACCAGTTCCAGTTCTATAAACAAAAGCAGTATCATCCGTAATAGCAGTTGGACGCTGAGTAGCCTGAGTGCGGTTAGGGAAATACAGGTAATTCTCATCGATGTTGACGTTTGTCTTACGAAGAGTGTGAGTGCCTGAACCACCGAGAGCTGTGAGATTAAGAGGCATTTACAGTAGACCCTTCCGCTTTGATCCAAAGTTCATTGTAACTCACCATTTACCTGACGAATACTGCCAAATTAAGGAATGTTCGGTTGCTTGCTCCACCTGATGTAACGCCGTTTCCGTACCAGTGACCGTGTGCACGCCACTGAGAGTTGGAAGTGTAGGTGAAACCAATTCCACCACCCCAACGGCTGCTCGTGGTTCCAGTACCACCCATACCAATCATTGCAATACCGTGACCAGTTACGTTGTCTGAGTTCAAAACGCTGTATCCACCAGCAATGAACTGACCTGGGTTGGTGTAGTTGTTTGCATAGTCTGAAAGAACCTTGAATCCAACTCGACCACCAGTTTGAAGAGTTAACTGGCTAACACTTGTGTGGGTACCTAAACGACGAACCATTGACCATTCATCAGTGTTTCCAGTAAAGGCTGATGGGAATAGCCAAGTGTTGGCATATGTAGAAAGGTTTGTACCACCAGTCACTGCACGCATATTTGGAATAGTTGAGTTGTGACGCCATCCAATGCGGTTTGCAGTGTTTGTGATTTGAACAATCATCACATCGTTGAATGGAAGCTGATGAAACAGAGGACTGAATGAGTCAACATCGCTGAAGTTTGCATTGTTTGCTAGAGGGAACAGAGTTGTGTATTGAGTGTCTGTGTTCCATGTCCACCCGTCCCAGTGGGGTCCGAATGTGACTGTTGCACCAGCAGTTGTCTGGTTAGCGGTAGCTGCTGGCAACGAGTTGGTAAGAAGCGTGTTACTAGACAACTTCATCATCTGAGTCCAACCGCCGCCTTCAAGAGACATAATGCAATATGTTTGATATGCGGTTGAGCTTCCAGCTGGCTTAATCCAATAAACACCATCAGTTGCTGATGGATTTACAGCAAGGATTGCTTGAGCACTAACAGCTGCACGAGCTTGTGTTGTTCCGTCAAGAACAAATCCACGGGTGCGGGTTAGTGCGATGTGGGTTGTATCGTAGACACGCTCGACAAAGAAATAAGTACTGCTGTCGTCAGCAGTTGTCATGCGAGTTGTTCCATCAAACTGATACTGAAGCATGTCTGCTTCTTCAAAGTTGTGACCTGGAACAGCAATAATGTCTCTGTCCAGAGAAACACTGATTGCTTTGAAAGTTTGTGTGCCAGTTCCACCAGAGATTGCTGTAAGAGTCAACCCAGTTGGGCTATCTGAAATATTGATGATATTGGTCTGAGCGTTTACAGCTGATACCCAATATGTGGTGTTATTAGTAAGACCAGTAGCTGCGCTTCCTGTAGTGCTGTAAAGCACCATTTGACCAATTGCCCAGTTGGTGTTTTGAGTGAACTGAATATTGCCTAGACCAGAAATTGACTGAATAGTAAAAGTAGAGCCACTTGAGTTATCAGCATCAAACTCGTAGGAAGTTCCTTGAGTCATTGAGATAGTTGTTTGATTATTTGTGTCTAGGTTATTTCCAGCAAAAGATGCAACTGTGTTAGCAAGTTGGAAGTATCCAGTAATGTTTGAAGTAATATCAATTACGTCTCCATCTGGAGTAGCACTTACCGCAAATGTGGAAGATGAAGTTCCTAACCCTGCGGTTGTCTTAATAAAGACCACACCACGGGGGTTAGTGGCAAAATATCCATCTGCAGCAACTACTTCATATTGAAGAGCCGTTCCGATAAATCTTCCAGAGAAGTTTTCGCTAGTGTGGCTAACGCTGATTGTGTCGTCGTTAGTGTTCACACCTACAACTAAACTTCCAACGCTTGATGGGTTAGTTGTAGCTCTATTACCAAAGTTAAATGAAACAGTCGATGTGGTGTTTGAACCGTCAAATGTTCGAGCTGTTACGTTGTTAGAAGCATCAAAAGACTTAGCTTCAGTGTTTGTTGAGTCAAATTCCTGAGTAATTGTTGAGTTTAGGTTCAGGAAGTAGAGAGGAGTATTGGGACCAAACCCGTGAGGGCTATCTGTCTTAACTGTTAGAAGAGATGTTGTTTGAGCATTGGTCTCGATACCGCGAGCATCTGAAATCTTAATTTGAGAACCTTGGAAGAATTCTCCTGAAATAATAGAAGTGTAAAGGTCTTCAATACTTCCAGTAGCAAACTGGTTTTCTTTAGCCAAGTAAGTAAATGTGGTGGCGTTAGGGATTGAGTTGATGATGTAGGCACCATCTGCGGTAATCGATTTAGTACCGCTTACGTTAATAGGTACACCAACAGAAAGACCATGAGCTAGACCTGTTTTGACAGTAATTTCACGAGAGCCAGTGATAGTGGTGATTGAAGTGATATTTGGGATAGTCGTATCACCCGACTTCGAGAAGAACGAAGGGGTGTTATTAATAAGCTCGACTGTTTCCCACTTGGTTGGCTGCGTGCCATACTCAAAGTCGGTGTCAATTAGGTTCTCAGGTTCAGAGACACGAAGTTTTGTTACTGGGTCAATGAATTCCTTGGGGAACTGGATTTCGCCACCAACGCCGCTGCTACCACCTGAGCTACCACCTAGAAAACCTGGCATTAGTGATTACCTCTCTCAAAAGGTCGTGTCGTTATCATCTCGGGCAGAACCGATGCATCATTTTTCTTGTAATTATACACCAAGCCACCAAGACGTAGTTATCTTATATGAACCGCCAGACCCAGTAGGTCCAGTAACTCCTTGCGCTCCACTTGAAGTTTCTACGAAAACTCCTTCATAGAAAACAAATGTTTTAGCATTCTGTGTGTTAAACCAAACGTCACCGTTTACCGATGATTCAAGAGCTGGTTGGTTGGGTCCAACAGTAAATTTTCCTACTGGACCTGTTGGGCCTGTAGGACCTGGAATTTCAGATTGAGCTCCAGTTGGGCCTGTAGGACCTGTCTGTCCACGAGGGCCAGTAGGACCCTGAGGACCTGGAACATATGAGTCTGCACCAGTAGGACCAGTGAAACCTCTAGGTCCTTGCTCTCCTTGAAGACCTTGCGGACCAGTTGGACCGATAACACCTTGCGGACCAGTAGGTCCAGTAGGACCAGCTACATCAGAATCTGGACCAGTAGGACCAATAATTCCTTGTGGACCAGTCGCACCTGTAGCTCCAGTCGGTCCAGTTGCGCCTTGCGGTCCTTGTGGACCAGTAGGACCAGTAGGAGTTACTCGTTTGGCTTCCCAAACGACACCAGTCCAAACCCAGGTTTGACTGCCAACTGTAAATTCTTCGCCTACAACTACAGGCGTTGGAAAATCAATTGCTGCCACTTAGGTCACTCCTTTCTGGTCTTGTGCTCATAGTACTGTTAAGAAATCTGCGGTTCTGGGATTCCAGCATTCATTTTTGCAACATAGGCAGAAGCCCAGTTTGCGGCTGAAGCAGTTGACTCCCAAGGGCCACTTTCATCAATCACATTGTCTCCGTACATGATTTGAACCATGACGGGTTCTTCAATGATTAGATATGAAAACATTGTATCTTCCCCCTCCTAGAACGAGTAGGCAATTTTTCCATTATTGCCCACCGCCAATGAAAATGTTGATCCAGTCCAAATACCATTGATGTTGTCAATCCCAAAGCTGGAGGTTCTTTGAGACCAAGTATTTCCATCGTAGGAAGTTCCTAATTTTCCAGTTGCTCCAGCGGCGATAAACACTTCTTGAGTGGCATCTACTGCTCGAACGCTGGATGCGCCAAATGTTGTAGCTGGAAAAGCTTGAGTCCAGCTAGTTCCGTTTGTTGAATATGCAATTTTTCCAGAATCTCCAACAGCCACAAAACGACTTCCGTTTGGTGTAGATGAAACTGAAAAAATGGTTCCAGTAACAAACGAAGAGGACCTTTGAGTCCAAGTAGTTCCGTTTACCGATGTAGCAAGCTTTCCGTCATACCCAACAGCAACAATAATGCTGCTTGTTGAGTGAAGAGCATTGATAAATGTTGTTCCAAATGAAGATGTTCTTTGGGTCCAAGTTAGACCATCAATTGATGTAGCTAGTTTTCCTGAACCACCAGCTGCAATCCACAGTGATGCGGATGGTGCGTATGTGATAGCAAGAATTGTGCTTGCTCCAAAAGAAGATGGAACTATTGTCCAAGTTGTTCCATTTGATGAAACAGCCATCTTTCCCGAGCTCCCGCCAATTACATAAATTCCATCCCCATATGCAACTGCATAGATGTTGCTTCCATCAAACTGAGAATTTCCAGATGTCCAGCTAATTCCATCATTTGAACTTGCCACTTTTCCAGAGCTTCCAACCGCAATAAATTGACCGTCTCCATTGGAAGTAACGGCATTTACATTTGTAGTACCAAATGTTGATGTAGTTACTTGAGTCCATTGAGCAGGTAAAAATGGAAATGGAAGTGTGGCATGCATTGCATGAGTGGCAATCAACATGGTTACACCGTCAAGTTTCCGCTTAGAAGCCATGAATTAGCTCCAAGCTTGATTAAAGAAGCAACGGCATAACGAGACTTGGTGATAAACCTTCCACCTTCACTCAAAACAGAAACGCCTCCAGCTCCAGAAATGGTTACTTGACCTGTTCCTAGTTGGGTAAGCACAATCTGAGTTCCTGTTGGGAATGTGTAGCCATCAGTTCCGTCAGCAGGAATTGTTACAGTTGTAGAGCTTGAGCTGTTAATTCGAACCAGTGTCGCAGCGTCTACTTGAGTAAGCGTTTGTGATGATAGATACTGGTTACCAGTCAAATTGAAAAACGCTGGACCTGTTGCACCAGTAGGCCCTGTCGCACCAGTAATTGAGCTACCTGTTGCACCAGTAGGTCCAGTAACACCTTGAAGACCCGTTGCCCCAGTAGGGCCTGTTGGACCAGTTATTGAATTACCTTGTAAACCAGTTTGACCTGTAGCGCCAGTAGCACCAGTTGGACCAACAATCTGTCCTACATTGTTCCAAGCAGTTCCAGTCCAGACATATAAATCACCGTCTGCATCAACGATGTATGCGTCATTTACAGTATTTCCGCTTGTAGGTAGAAGAGCTGAAGTTGCTCGACTTCCCTTAAGAGTGATTGAAACACCTTGTGCACCTGTTGGACCAGTAGGTCCTCGTTCTCCAGCAAGAGAGAACTTCCATGTGTTATATGTTCCAGAACCATTTACAAGATCTACGTTTACTGTTACATCGTTTCCAACAACTGAAAGAATTACACCTTCAACAAAAATTGTTGGAGCGCCAGTGTTGTATACACGAACTCGATTGCCTACTGCATATGCACGAATTGCATTGACTGTGAAAAGCAAGTTTCCAGCAGACATTGTTCGAGAAGTTGAAGATGTTGTGTTGTTGAAATCGCTACCAGCAACTCCTTGTGAACCAGTGGCACCAGTCGCTCCAGTTGGTCCAGTAAGACCAATTGTTCCTGTCGCACCAGTCGCTCCAGTTGGTCCAGTTGGACCAGCAACACCTTGAGGACCTGTAGGTCCCGGAACTGTTGAAGCAGAACCTGTCGCACCCGTAGGTCCAGTAGCACCACGAAGTCCTACGTCTCCTTGGGCACCTGTCGCACCTGTGGGACCAGTCGCACCAGTTGGACCTGTAGGACCACCAGAAGGACCAGTTGGTCCGATAGGACCTGTAGCACCTGTTACCGATGGACCAGTAGCGCCTGGAGTTCCAGCAGGACCAGTCGGTCCAACGAATCCACGAGGACCTGTAGGACCGGGAGCTCCTTGAGCACCAGTAGGACCAGCAGGACCAGTATCCCCAGCGGGTCCTTGTGAACCAGTTGGGCCTGCAGGACCTGAAGCACCTGTTGGACCTCTATCTCCCTCAGCGCCAGTTGCACCTTGTGGACCAGTAGGTCCTTGTGCACCAGTTGCACCTGTTGCTCCTGTAATAGAAGCTCCTGTTGGACCTGTTTGTCCCCGAGGACCTGTTGCACCAGTTGGACCAACAGCACCTGTTGGACCTTGAACAGTGGATGCAGCCCCAGTTGGACCTGTCGCACCAGTAGGACCAGCAGGTCCTACGTTTGAAGAAGCAGACTCAACCCAATAGCTGTCATAGTAAACATAAATTCGACCAGTGCTTGAGTTAAACCAAGAATCGCCAGCAATTGGGTCTGCTGGTGGAGTATCGGAAACAACTGAAAAACGACCTTGTTGACCAGTAGGACCAGTAACTGTAGAAGCCGCTCCCTGAGGACCTGTAGGTCCAGTAGGGCCTACAACCTGAGAAATAACAAGGTTCCATGCGGTACCAGTCCATACCCAAGTCTGAGAACCAGAAGTAAATGTGTCATTTACTTGCGGTGAGTTAGGAAAATCAATTGCAGGCATCTGTCATCATCTCCTAACTTAGATTCGCTTCGTAGCAGAATTGAATCAGAATTTTGTCGTTTGCGCTGAAAAGGAATGGACTGCTCTCTGTTACAGAAACTCCTTCGTCAAAAATTGCGCTTTGTGAGTGCATATAAAGCTCGACTCTGTTGGCAAATGTAGTAAAGATTGCAGTTCCAAAATATGTAATACCTGGGCCTTCGTCTCGCATTACTACTTGACCAATAGGTTGATATGCCTCAAAGACAGCATTTGTTGGAAGAGTTACCGAATAAGTACCAGCTCCACGATTGAAGCCTGCAGTTCCAGCAACAATTCTAATTTCTCCAAAAACCATTGCGCCTAAGCTGATATAACGACCAGAAATAGTTCCATTTCCAATTGTTGGGTTGGTTGTGCTTCCAATCAAGCTTGGTGTGTATGTGGTCCATGCAGAGATAGCAAACGATCCAGTAGGTCCCGTTGCACCAGTAGGGCCAGTTACTGTTGACGCAGCTCCTGTTGGGCCAGTTGGTCCTTGTGCACCTGTAGCTCCTGTTGGGCCAGTTGCACCAATAGCAGTTGAGTCCAAACCAGCAGGACCTGTTGGACCTG